TTACCATCCGGTGATGTCTGCCGTCACGCCGGTTTCATGAAGCAGCTTTTGAGTGGCATCCAGCAGCGCCTGCTTTTGAGTCATTCCGTGCAGCAACTCTACCCGCATGGTCTGGTCCGCGTTACCAAAGGCCAGGTACATCCGCTCCTTATCAATTTGAGCGGCGTGTAGCCGCACACCATGTACCCCGTCGAGACCCCATCGGTAGATTCTGCTGCCAATTATCATGCCAAAGGTAGATACCACAGTTTCCTCCGTGTCAGCTTGCCTAAGGTTGCCTTCCGTTGAAATAAGAACTGATGGCACCGCAAGGATGCGATTATCCCAAATAAGTGTTGCATCATAGAGCCGACGGCTCTGCCTCACCAATAACAGGAGAAATATAAGACTGATAGCTCCAAAGACGAAAACCGCTTCTAACATAAATGTTGCACCGAGCCACACCGCCAAACAAATACTTGCTGCGAACATTAAGGCATATCCATTGCGTCGTTTGCGGATTAATTTCATTTGCATCAACCCTCCTCCAGTATTCATTTTAGCGAAGTATGCCTGAAAAAACATCATTCTAAAGGATGATTTTACGATAAAAACCTCTCACCCAAAAGGGTGAGAGGTTGATTAAACCCAGTATTTATGCGGTTTTATGATTCATCCAACCGTTTGGTTTTTCAGCAAGGTGCTAATGAGCTCCGCACGGCTTGAAACATCGTATTTTGAAAAAATACTTCTTGCGTGTGTTTTAACGGTATTCTCACTGATGAACAAAGCCCCGGCAATCTCACGGTTGGATTTGCCGGAAAGGATGAGCTGCAATACCTCCTGCTCCCGGACAGTCAGCGGGTCAAGAGTTTTGACCTGCCGTACAATATCCGTTTGCTGTGACTGGCTCATATTGTCATAAGCGGCAAGGTAGGCATGGCTTTTCAGCAGTAAAACAAGCTGATGGTTCAGCGGCGGTAGCATAACCAATGTAACGCACACCACCGTCAGGGCAATCACCGCCACCTCCGCACCGGGAAGCCCCATGGATGTCACAGCCATCCCCAGGACGCCTCCGCAAAGGACGCCGAATACATTGGCGGAAAGACCGATGCCAAAGGTTTGTGCCGGGTTATCGCTATAATCCAGCATTTCTCCGAGGATGCTCCACCAAAACAGGTCGAAAATACCGCAGGCGCCGAGCATCAGCGTATCCACAGTCAGATAGTCGGAGGTATTTCGCCCCAGCAGCATAAAGCTGATGAACGCTCCTATAATCATTGCCATCCCGATATACAAAATTCTGGAACGCTTTGCTTTCATAGGCAGGTTGCGCATAATGGCGAGCGCCACGATATAAGGCACTGCCCAATACCAACTCACCAGCCCTGTCAGATGCTCAAAAGCGGGGTTGATGACCTGATACATCAGTCCGGAATTAATTGTAATGATAAAGACAAAAAGACACAGCAATATTAGTGGGTTTTTAATGCCGCCATGCGTCTTATTTTTAAATGTTTTGTTTTGCTCATTCTCCTGCTCCAACGGCAGCATCCAAATAAACACCGCTCCGATTACAAGACAAAGCATAGAGAGGCTAAGCCCGATAAAGGTTGACCTGTTCATGGCCACCACGTTGACCGCAATCATCAGCAAATTGGAATAAATCAGGACGTCGGCACAGGATTTAATGCGCTCGTTCTTGGGCGTAAAGGCCCTGAGAAAAAATCCCCATGCCGCCACCGCGCAGCCGCTAAAGTATCCGCTCACAATCAGTCCGCCCATCCATAGAGTGGGAAGCGGAAAAAAGAAGGGGACAGTGGCGACTAAGCATAAGCCCATGCCGCCGATCATCATGCTTTTGGCGGCCGCCTGTGACTTGACAAACAGGCCGGAGGTAAAAAGCCCCGCAAAATGTGCGATAATTGCAGCCAGTATGTAACGGTCGGCGTCAGTTCCACGCAGATCCAACAGGCTGTACAGCACCTGCCCCTCAAACTGAAATGACATAATATAGGCAAAGAGAAATGAAAATCCGGCAACAGAAAGCCTGCGGACATTGAAAGATTTAAATCTGTTCACTTTATAACCTCCTCTCTTTTTCTATCGCCTAAATTGTGGCCCTAATTCTTCTAAATAACTCATTCACATTCGCCCGACATTTTGAGATAGTGCGATTTTTGGCTCATCGCTTCAAAAATCACCTCGAACACATCTTTATAAGCCGGTATGTCATGGTCGGGCGCGTAATTGATGCCGTCGCCGGCATCGAATTTTTCGTCATAGATGAAGCGGAGTATTTCATCAGCTATCCTCTGTTTTTTGTTGTCCCCGCCGATGTGGGTTTTCACCCGCCCTCGCAAATCCTCGATGCTGTAACTACAGAGTTGAAGAAAATAGTATTCGACAATTCTTTGAATTACACTGAGAAGCGTTGCCGGAAGTCGCGCGTCCCTGTATTCGCACCATAAAGCATCATATGAGTTTTTAACAGGTGACACGTTTTCTACGCCGCATTCGTTCGTGACGCATTCCATTTCACTGATTCTAACGGTAGAAACATTATCATCCGATTTCTTGACAAAGAAAAATGATGATTTCTTAACGATGTCGTCTCTGCTCGTTTCGTATTTATGGGATATTTCTTTATGGAAATACGGATTGTGCGTCAAGATAAAAATCTGCTTAATGTTGAATTGACCGCCGTCTAAGAAGCAGTCCTCAACCAATTTACGGACGAGCGAACTGACGACAAAAAGAACGCCACTGTCCATACTTGAAACGGGGTCGTCGATAACTACGATTTTTCCCTTAACGAGGTCTTCTTTGCGCCACGCCCCCTGAACATAAAAGTAAAAATATAAAAACGCTATGAAGTTCTTCTCACCTTCGCTTAGACCTTTGGCGACCTCGCCATCCTCGCGGACAACTTCATATTTATCAGGAACTCTCGCGTGGGGGCGTAGTTGAAATCCTCTGAACCCTGTCTTTTGGAGCAGCACATTGATTTTGTCAACTGTGGACGCCGTGCCACCCATTTTGTCTGACAATTCTCGAATTTTATTTTTGAGGACATCAAGCGAACCATTAAGCCTTTTTATAGTGGTTGCTTTTTGAAAGCTGTCAGCTGCTAACTTTTTGTCCTCAGCGTCATACGCAGCTCTATCTCCGCTCGTTTCGAAGGCCAACAGTTCCCACGCTTCATTGATACAATCTTCGCAGGTTTTGCCTTTGGCATCGAAGATTTTGTTGTTGGCTTCAAACAGCTTATTTGTTTCGGCGAGAAGCTCGTTTACTCGTTCGACAAATTCGCTTATGCTGTTGAATCCGACTACTTCCGAGGGCTTTTCAATTTTCGCAGCGATTTTTTGATTGTTCATCTGTACTGTGTTTTCGATCAATTTTAACTGTTCGCCATATGCTTTCCAATCGCCGAATCCTGTCTGTGGAATTAACTCGATGTACCGTCTTAACGGTTCGATAAATGTGGCAGTCATATACTCGGCATATTTACGCCCAAATTCAACGAGGCGAGCGCAATCTTGAGAGTATTTTTCGTCAAAGCAGGCGAGGAATTGTTCCTCGAAGTCGGTGGGCAGTTCTCGTGAACAATAAGGACAAGAACCCGCTGCGTTTTCGGAATAATGTGTGTGGCCGGTATTAACCCAATCCATCGCATTCAAGTTCTGCCAAAATCGGCTATAAGCGTTATCGGCGGTGCTGATTATCGCTTGTCCGAGAAGTGAATATGTTTCTGCACTCTCAAGCTTTGTAAAATCCAATAATTTTAGCGGGGCGGCATCATATCGTGTGGCATTCGGGTCGGTTGCAGCTTCGTAACGTGATTTTATATCGTTAAAATCACGCTCTACGGGGGTGGTGCTGCAAACTCTCTGAACACATCGAGCCGTAGAACTCAAATCGCCTTTGCCCCCGAAAACCTTTTTGTACCTTCCTGCAGCTTTCCAAATTGCGGCATCAAGGCTGGCTTTCAGTTTATTTCGTTTCGCTTGGATGGCACCCGCCTCATCGTTTGCCGTCTGGAGTTGCCCCTTCAGTTGTTCTTGGAGTTTTTGCTTTTCTTCTATCTCATGTTGTTTATCAGAAGCCTCTTTACTGAGCATTACCACTCCGGGCATAATATCAAATTTGAGTTCCTCGTCAATAAAGTCTCGATTAAAAACGACAGTAGCAAATTCATCAGCTTGCGCAGCGTTGCCAAACGTCAGCCCTTGCCCATTCCGTATCATCCGTGAAATAGTCGTTTTTCCGCTACCGTTGTTGCCGTAGAAGAAGTTAATCCACGACGGCTCGATTTCTCGCTCTGGGCTATTTTGAAATGTAGCCTCTGAAACGATTATTTTTTCAATTGCTGATTTATATTTGCTCATCTGTCTGCCTCCTTAATCCGACCACTTCTTGAAGTTTTCGGCTTGTTCAAGTACCCATTCGAATACTTATTGTTTGACTCCTTAGGTTCTATATTTTATTCAGAAATCTTCCCTTCGCGTACCCATTCATCGACCTCGGAAAGTTTGAATTTGTACTGTTTTCCGGCACGGCTGAAAGGAATAGTACCTTTGCGTATCCATGCACGGATTGTATCGTGGCTCACGCTCAAATGCGTTGCTACATCTTCAAGATTCACCCATTTTTCAGGAACTGTATTGCCGACTTCGTTGCTCATTGGAATCCTCCACTCATACTTTTTTAGAATATAGTGTTAATGGTTAGTATCCATAACTATTAAAGATAAATGCCTACACCCATCAAGGCTCTTCGCAAATCCAACCGTTTAATTAACCATGCTGTTTCATCTAATACATCCCGGCCGTCGTTGGTGTTGATCCCGAGCCTGACCGCGTTTTCGTTTAGCTGGCTTTGTAATAAAGGCTGGACAGATAGTTTTTGGAAAAACACTTTATAACACTTTCCTTGCTCGTGACAGTGCGTAACGAGACCATAAAAAAACTGCTGGCTTGCGTTGGCACATCGCCTGTAGCCCTTATTTGTATCCATAAACAAAGAAGGAAATGTCACTATTTCAGCTTTTGCTGCATCGCTTAGCTTTATGAAATGTTGAGCTCGCTCCCTCGGAATAGTAAAAGAGCCGGTTTGTCCCACAAAAGCCTCATCCTTAATAATGAATAAGTTGCAGTAATCTGTGCTGAGTTGAATTTGTTGCTGGCCGTTTACTCCATTTACAAATATGGCGGTGCTGTTTACCGTGCCGACAGTACCAAAGAACTGTTTGCCATTCGGAGCGTTGTAAGCGGTCTGCGCCACGACAGTTTGCTCGTTAGGTTTTGCCAATGTTGATAATGCATTGTTCATAGCTTCCCCCTAACTGTCGAATACATTTTCAACATTGCCAAAATATTGGTTTTTAGCGTTAAAAACGTTCCCATTGATTATTACTTGTTGAGTTGTTGACGTTGGTTGTTCTGCGGTTTTTTCAAATACATGAGGTTCGTCCTCGATTTCAGCTTCGTTTTCATCGATGAAATCGTGGCCATTTGTTGCCGTACCTGCGGACTTATCTAAAAAGGGAATAATCGTTATTGTCCGTTTTATTTCATTTCCAATATCACTATTAAAAACCCATTCGCTGTTTGTGTCACCCTTTTTTGTGTGCCAATTGTTAAAGGTAGCTTGTCCCACGGTATTGTCCTTCACATTCGCTACGACATAATGCCATACCCCGAGAGCAAAAGATGCCAGCGATATATTGTCGATATTCAACACTTCGCTTTTCGACATTTGTTTTCCTTCGATTATGAAGTTTTTATCAATACTTGTATCTTTTTCGATAACTTCGAGAAATGCCTTAAAAAGCCACTCGATTTTATCGTCACTGACAAACCGTTCTATCAACTCCGACATAGCTGAGACTACATTGTGGTATTCACTTTTCATACGCAAATCAAAAGCATCAATGTCTGACGACTCAAAAACGGCAGCAAAATATGTACCACCGTTATCTTCGCACTTTCTGTATCCTCCAACATTCTTTTTTAAAGTAGAGGGTTTTGCAGGCGGATTAAATGATGGCTTAATTATTCTAACAAGTTCGATAAGTAGTTCCGGCTGTGACAAGCCGTCGGTTTTCCCGTTTGCATTATCTCGCTTTGCGGTTCGCTGTCCTCGTGCGGCTAACAGCAATATAAAAACCGTACCTCCGCATAATCGCGGAAAATCAATTATTGACATTATTTTGCCTCCATAGAAACTTGGTAACTCTATCTACTCTATAAACTCTATCGACTTTTGACGGTCAACTTTACGCACTATTGGATTGTTCTTGTGAGGAAACAAGGACAAGCACCAAGCCCTTGTGAGAAATCACGAGGGCTTTTTTTGTTGTCTTTAGTAGCCAACAAACCGAAAGCAATCCCACCAAATCATTATAACACGCAAATCAAAAAATGTCAATCCAACGGAGGAAAAAGAGATGCCAACGCAAGAACGCGCCCGACCGCCGCCTGTGCAGTCACCACGGAATCCATTACCCCAAGGCTCGGACGAGCTACAAAAAAATCTACGGAGGAAAACAAAAATGAAAAATTACCAATCCCTGTATTACAAGAACTATTTTGCACAGAACGCAGACGGCGACTACATCCCCGTCAACCGGAAGGATTGCTTCGCCCCCGGAGAAACGCCTACACCGGACAACCCTTTTCGGCAGCGTTGGTTCTACGACCCCGAAGCGGGATACGCCGTAAGGCTTGAACGCAATCAGTGTGGCGAGGATACATACCTCATGAACTCAGCTTCCATGAAAAAGGGAGAGCGGCAACGTGTCAAACGCAGCGAAATGATTGAACTTGACTGTCCCCGATATGACGAAACCGGCGAAGAGGGCTACATCGAGCTTGAGGACGAAACTGCCGATGTTGCCAAGATTATAGAGGATGCGGAAGCCCTCGCTACTCTCATCGCTGCATATAAGCGGCTTGACCCATCAGACCAGTTGCTGTTTCGGCTTATGAGTACTAAAGCGAAGAAAACGGTCACCGCCGAAAAAATGGGAATGACCCTCGATGGCGTGTATTACCGCGAGAAGCGGCTACGCAAAATCCTTTGTTCCGATCCCACATTAAAAGATGTTTTGAAATTTCTTGATTAAAGCACTACGGATTTCGCCCCCTCGCTGTCCTTTCGTAAGTGAGGGGGCAACCCCATCTTTCAAAATCGGAGGTAAACCGTAATGCAAACAAGCGAAAATGTCCTGTTTGCGGACAGTAGAGGCCGCGAACAAAATGAAGAACTCATCGGCGTTTTGAATGCCATTGCCATCGTGAGCAAAAGACTCGCGGGGCGACTGGCAGCACTTGAACACCGAAGAGAAGAAAAATCGAGAGGAGGAAAAATCTATGTCATCAGACAAAGTGCAGCAACTCGGCAATGACCTTGCCTGCCTTGCAGCGAGTATCGCGGAAATCGCAGAAGAACTCAAGGCGATGTACGACTTTGACCACAAAAATGCCTCCGACTCCGAACCCCCGGCAGAACAACTCAATCCCCCGGAATTAGCGGAAGTAAGAGCATTTCTTGCCGACAAGAGCAGAGCTGGTCATACGGAGGCGGTACGAACGATTATCCTCCGACACGGCTCCGGCAAGCTGTCGGAAGTCGATCCCGGCGAGTATGCCGCCATCCTTGCTGAAGCGGGGGAACTGAAATGAGCGACGGTAAAAAACACGCACTGCTGTCGCCGTCCGCAAGTCACCGCTGGATAAACTGCCCGCCGTCAGCTCGTTTGACAGAGTTTTATACCGACACCGGTTCCGGCTATGCACAAGAAGGGACTTTGGCGCACTCGGTTGGAGAGGCAAAATTAAAACACCGGTTGGGGTTAGCTAAAAAACCTTCAAAGTGCAATGACAGCGAAATGGACGAGGGAACAGACGATTACGTCACTTTTGTCATGGAGCAGATGGATGGTCTATCCGACCCGAAGGTGTTTGTGGAACAGCGGGTGGACTGCTCACTCTACATTCCTGAATGCTCTGGCACCTGCGACGCCCTTATTATTTCGGACGGCGTACTCCAAATATGTGATTTGAAGTATGGGAGAGGCGTGAGGGTGGCAGCCGAAGGTAACGAACAGCTTATGATTTACGCCCTTTCTGCATTGTCGATGTTTGAGGTTATTTACGACATCCATACCATCCGCATGAGCATTTTCCAACCCCGGCTTTCTAACTGTTCTACATGGGAGGTCTCCCGTGAGAAACTTGAACGCTGGGCGGAAGAGACACTGAAACCCACAGCCCAGCTTGCGTGGGCCGGCAACGGCAACTACAAAGCGGGTGATCACTGCCAGTTTTGCAAGGCGAAAGCGGAGTGCCGTGAACGTGCCAAAGCAAACATGGAACTCGCCGTTTACGATTTCTTCGAACCTTCTTTACTTGAGAACGATGAAATCGCCGCCATCCTTGGCAAAGTCGACGAACTGACAGCTTGGGCATCCGACATCAAGGACTACGCCCTTTCTGAAGCCCTCAAGGGTGTAAGGTTCGACGGCTGGAAAGTAGTTGAAGGCAGAAGCAACCGCAAGTACACAGATGAGGCGGCCGTCGCAAATGCCGTCACCGAAATCGGGCTTGACCCATATGAACACAAAATCCTCGGCATTACCGCCATGACATCCCTGCTTGGGAAGAAGCGGTTTGAGGAAACTCTCGGCGGGATGATACACAAACCCACAGGCAAACCGACGCTTGTTTTGGAAACGGACGGGCGCAAAGAAATTCACATTAACACGGCGGCAGACGATTTTGCCGACCCAATTGAAAATTAGGAGGATATTACAATGTCAAATACAGCAAAAAACAATCAGAACGTGGTCAATCCCACGAGAATCATCACAGGCGTTTGCCGTCTCAGTTACGCAAATATCTGGCAGGCAAAATCCATTAACGGTGGCACACCGAAGTTTTCTACCAGCGTTCTTATTCCCAAGAACGACGCGGTGACGATATCCAGAGTGAAAAAGGCGATTCAAGCTGCCTACGAAGAGGGTGAAAGCAAGCTCAAGGGCAACGGGAAATCTGTACCGCCTTTGGCTACATTAAAAACACCGATGCGTGACGGCGACGTCGAAAGACCCGATGACCCCGCGTATGAAGGGCACTGGTTCGTGAACGCCAATAGCGGCACTGCGCCAGGCGTGGTGGATATAAATCGCCAGCCCATCATCGACACCAGCGAAATCTATTCCGGCGTGTACGCTCGCGTGTCCCTTTCATTCTACGCTTTCAACAGCAACGGAAATAAGGGCATCGCCTGCGGACTCCAGAATATCCAAAAGGTGCGCGACGGCGAATCCCTCGGCGGCAGGACAAAGGCCGAAGATGACTTCAACGACGGCTACCAGTCTGATGCCGACGATGACTTCCTGGGTTAAAGGAGGGCTGACACCATGACAAACATCCAGTCAATGATGCTTGCGGTCTGTTTCGGTGCCGTGGTAGGAACTCTTATCGGTAACATTTTAGCCATCGTAAAGTTTTCGATAGATGAGCGCAGAGAAAAAAAGCGTCTCCGCAAGGAAAACGAAAACAAGCAATAACATAACGGGCGGCGGAGGGAGACAGTCTTACTCCGCTGCCTTCTCTTATGGAGGAAACGAAGATGAGTAAAATAAAGCAACTGTCCTGTGACATTGAAACGTTCAACAGCGTTGACCTCAAAAAATCAGGTGTATATAAATACGCCGAATCACCTGATTTTGAGATTTTATTGTTTGGCTATTCCGTTGATGGTGGCGATGTGCAGGTCATTGACTTCACGGCGGGTGAAACGCTCCCATGCGAAATCATCGACGCTCTGACAGATGATCATGTGCAGAAATGGGCGTTCAATGCCAATTTCGAGCGGGTGTGCCTATCCCGGCATTTATCAGATATGGGCATCAGCCTTGACCCCTTCGCCGATAACCACCATTCAGCCGAAGTCCTCGGCTCGGCGAGATACCTGAACCCCTCTTCGTGGCGGTGTGCGATGGTCTGGTCAGCTTATTTGGGTTTACCGCTGTCCCTTGAAGGTGTGGGTTCTGTTTTGGGACTTGAAAAACAGAAGCTAACCGAAGGAAAGGAACTCATTCGTTATTTCTGTAAGCCGTGTAATACTACTATCGCTTATGGAAAGCGCAATAGAAACCTCCCCGAACACTCCCCCGATAAGTGGGAAACGTTCAAAGCATATAACATCCGCGATGTGGAAACCGAAATGGCTATACAAACAAAACTCGCCAAGTTTCCCGTGCCGGATGAGGTTTGGGATGAATATGTCCTTGATCAAGAAATCAACGACCGGGGTGTACAGCTTGACATGACACTGGTTAAAAGTGCCATTACCGCCGATGCGATCAGCCGTAGTGATTTGTTGCAAAAAATGCAAGAACTCACTGAGCTTGATAACCCCAACTCCGTAGCGCAGATGAAACAGTGGCTGGTGGACAACGGTATGGAAACCGACACCCTATGTAAAAAAGCGGTAGCTGAGCTGCTCAAGGGTGCACCACCACTCCTTGGCGAAGTGCTGTCTCTGCGGCAGTCGCTGGCGAAATCCTCCGTCAAGAAATATACAGCGATGGAGAACGCCGTCTGTGCTGATGGTCGGGCAAGAGGAATGTTCCAATTCTATGGTGCAAACCGCACCGGGCGATGGGCTGGGCGGCTCATACAAATGCAAAACCTCCCGCAGAACCATCTTCCCGATATTGAACAGGCGCGGGGTTTGGTGCGGTCAGGCAATTTCGCTGCTTTGGAACTGCTCTATGATTCCGTGCCGGAGGTACTGTCAGAACTTATCCGAACGGCGTTTGTACCGAAAGACGGTAACAAATTCATCATTGCTGACTTTTCGGCAATTGAAGCCCGTGTCATTGCATGGTTCGCCGGGGAAAGTTGGCGTAACGAGGTGTTCGCCGGACACGGCAAAATTTACGAAGCATCGGCAAGTCAGATGTTCGGTGTTCCTATTGAAGATATAACCAAAGGAAGCCCGCTTCGGCAAAAAGGTAAAATCGCAGAACTTGCACTCGGCTATGGCGGTTCGGTGGGTGCATTGAAAGCTATGGGTGCATTGGACATGGGTGTTTCGGAAGATGAACTTCAACCGCTTGTTAATGCATGGCGGTCGGCGAACTCAAATATCGTCCGTTTTTGGTGGGCGGTTGACCGTGCCGCTATGACAGCGGTCAATGACAGAACGGTTACCGAAACCCATGGCATCCGTTTTTCTTATCAGAGCGGGATGTTATTTATAACGCTGCCATCGGGCAGAAGACTTGCTTATGTTAAACCTCGCATCGGCGAGAATCAATTCGGCTCACCCTGTGTTACTTACGAAGGTGTCGGCGGCACGAAGAAATGGGAGCGGCTTGACACTTACGGGCCTAAGCTCGTGGAAAATATTGTACAGGCAACAAGCCGTGACATTCTCAGCTACGCTATGCGGACACTCCGGCACTGTACCATTGTAATGCACGTCCATGACGAAATCGTCATCGAAGCTGACCGCCGATTATCCACCGAGGTTTTATGCCAGCAAATGAGCCGGACACCGCCTTGGGCAAAGGGGCTTTTGCTCCGTGCCGACGGCTTTGAAACGGAATTTTATAAAAAAGATTAAAACAACTACGGAAAACCGCTTCTCACTGTCCTTTCGTAAGTGAGGGCGGTTTTCGCTTATCAAAATAACGGAGGTTTCAGATATGTTCTATGTAAAAACAAGTTTTGGCTACGCAGATGTAGTTACGGAAATCCACTGCGACAATGTGTTCACCCGTTGCCCGGAATGCGGCAGTGAGTTGAACGTTGACCTTGCGGAAGTCTTCTCGGACGGTGATGCGGACTTGGAATCCACCTCCATCATCTGCTCCGCTTGCACAAAAAAGCGCATGGCAAATAAAGTGGCGCAAAGGAGATAGTGATGGACTACAAAAATGCAGAAGGCTACGCCGATCCGACGCCCTATGAGGCTGTAAGGTCTATGGAAAAAGAGCTTTTCAAATATCGCCCTATTGCTTACATTTGTTCACCTTATGCGGGGGATATAGAGGTAAACACAGAAAACGCACGGCGGTACTGCCGCATGGCTGTAAACTGCGGCTACATACCGATAGCCCCTCATCTGCTCTTTCCGCAGTTTATGAATGACGATATTCCGCGGGAGAGAGAGCTTGCTATGTTCTTCGGAAATGTGCTCATGAGCAAATGCGCCGAGGTCTGGGTTTGCGGGGATATAATTTCCCCGGGCATGGAGGAGGAGATTCAGAGAGCCAAGCGAAAAAATTACAAAATCAGATACTTTACCGAAAGGTGTGAGGAGGTTAAAAGATGATTAAAGCAATATCAACGGAATATAAAGGTTATCGCTTCCGCTCAAGGTTGGAAGCGCGATGGGCGGTATTCTTCGACGCCTGCCGGGTGAGATGGGAATATGAGCCGGAGGGCTTCGAACTTCCAAACGGGCAGCTATATTTGCCGGATTTTCTGCTTCACGGCTGCGACGGAAGAAGTCCGAGCGACCTATATGTTGAGGTCAAGGGTAAGATGACAGAGGCGGATGCTGAAAAGATACGCCAGTTTAGCGGCATCACAAACTTTGAAAGCAATAAAATATCGAACCCCATTCTCGTTGTCGCCGGTATTCCTGACGGTGACTGTATCGAAGATATAGAGGATTTCTGTCAAAACTTGGGGTACAGCGGTTTTCATGAAATAAAGGATGGGCTATATCCATTTATTTTTTTAACTATTGACGGGGATTATTTCGTGGCACATCCCGGAATAAACAAAAAAGGCCGATTTGAGCTTTTTGGTGATGATGGCAATTATACCTATGATCGGGACGACGCGGCGACCCTGCACGCTTTCAAGATGGCGAGACAGGCGCGTTTTGAACACGGCGAAAGGCCAAAATTCAGGAGGAATGATTATCATGCGTGAATTAAAGATTGCTCTTGGTAATTCCCGTCAGGCAAAGTTCTGGTCGAACAAAACCATGTCTTTCGATGATATATGCGACCGGCTGAAAACGCCGATACGCACAACTGAATCAGCCGAGGAATACGCAAAACTACCGAAGCCCAAGCGCGATGAAATCAAAGACAAGGGCGGTTTCGTCGGCGGGCATCTGCGAGATAACCTTCGTAAGGCAGGAAACGTTACATGTCGTTCTCTTTGGACTCCTGATATCGACAATGCTACGCCGGAGTTTGTTGCGGCTTTAAAGAAAAAATTGAACTTCAAGTGTGCAGTGTATTCCACACATAGCCATACGTCGAAAGCACCCCGTCTCCGTTTTGTCGCGCCCTTCACAAGAGATGTTTCTGCGGACGAATATGTGGCAATATCGCGCTATATGGCTGCGAAGCTCGGCATTGATATGTTTGACGAATGCTCTTTTATAGCAAATCAACTCATGTATTGGCCTACCTGCCCGTCCAACGGGGAATATATCTGTGAGTTCTTTGAGGGCGAGCTGATTGACCCGGACGCAATTCTAGCTGCGCATCCGAACTGGCAGGATTGCTCTCTGCTACCTACTACCTCACGGGAAAGTAAGGTCAACAAGCCTAGTCAGAAACCGCAGGAGGACCCGCTCTCGAAGTCCGGCGTTGTAGGCGCTTTCTGCCGCTCTTATGGGGTTACGGCGGCAATAGATAAATTTCTCTCCGATATTTATGCGCCGTCGGTCATGGAAGGTCGATACGACTACATTTCCGGCGAAAGTACTGCCGGTGTTGTTCTTTACGACGATAAGTTTGCTTTTAGCCACCATGCAACAGACCCAGCCTGCGGAAAACTACTTAACGCCTTTGACCTTGTTCGCATACACAAATTCGGTGCCAACAATGAGAAACAGTCATTTGCAGCTATGGCGGATTTTGCCGTAAAGGATGAGATTGTCAGCGCCATGCTCCTGCGGGAAAAACAAGAATCGGCTGCGGAAGAATTTGACGATTGGACAAAAGGGCTCTTGCGTGACCGCGGCGGTCTGCTGAAAAACAGCCTTCACAATATCACACTGATTATGGAGAATGACCCGCAGCTAAAAAGCATTGTTTTCAATCAGCAGCTTGACGGCATGGAAATCAAAGGATCTGTGCCTTGGAAGCACCCGTCAAAGTATTGGCGCGATGCCGATGATGCACAACTTATCAGCTACATTGATTCCCAATATGGCACCTTTTCTGCCCGAAACTATGATATAGCAGTGGCAAAGGTTTCCGACGACCGTTCCTATCATCCCATACGTGAATTTCTTGCCTCGCTGCCGAAGTGGGATACCGTACCTCGTGTGGATACGCTGTTCATTGACTATCTCGGCGCAAGGGATAACACCTATGTCCGAGCTGTGACCAGAAAAACAATTTGTGCCGCTATTAGCCGTGTAAAAAACCCGGGCTGCAAATTCGACACGATGCCAGTGCTTAACGGGCCACAGGGTATCGGTAAAAGCACATTGATTGCAAAGCTCGCCGGAGAATGGTTTTCCGACAGTTTGAACCTTGGAGATACCAAGGATAAGACTGCAGCAGAAAAACTGCAGGGCTACTGGATTCTTGAAATCGGTGAGCTAGCTGGCCTGCGTAAAGCTGAAACAGAAACGCTTCGCTCGTTCATTTCCCGCCAAAATGATATCTATCGCGCCGCTTTTGGTAAGAGAGCGACACCACATCCGCGTCAGTGCATCTTCTTTGGCACAACCAATGCCGAGAGCGGGTATCTGCGCGACACCACAGGCAACCGACGATTCTGGCCGATCAAGACGCCGGGAAATGGAAAAAAGCGCTCTTGGGAGTTGACTGAATACGATATCCTGCAGATTTGGGCGGAGGCCCTGGTATATGTCGAGCAAGGTGAAAAGTTGCATCTGCCCCCGGAGATTGAAGCATTGGCTAAGAATGAACAGCGCGAGGCTTTAGAAGCGGATGAGCGCGAAGGCTTGGTACAGGATTTTCTTGATGCGCTGCTGCCGGAAAATTGGGACAAGATGGACACTTATGAGCGCAGAAATTTCCTTGAAGGCACAGGTGTTGGCGGCATCGGTCAGATAGGCACGGTGAAACGCACGACCGTCAGCAATATGGAAATATGGTGCGAATGCTTTTGTAAGGAGCGCGCTAACCTCAAGCGTTCCGATTCCAACGAACTGATGGCCATACTTACAAAACTCGGGTGGGTGCGCAGGCCGAAAAAGGACCACATTCCACTCTACGGTCAGCAGTACATTTATGATCCCAAAATCAATCCTGAAAAAATATTGGGATAACAGGATGCATCAGGATTGAAGTAAATCGAACCCAGCGAACCCGAAATTAACTCAGGATGAATAATGGGAACAGCACTTAAGGAAAGCGAAACCCTTACAGTTACAGACTTTTTGTAGCAACTATGCAGGCGCTGTTCCCAATATCCTAAAAAAACTAAAGTGTTGAGAAAACAATGAATATTACCCTATATAGCTGAAAATCACACATATTCGCGCGCATAGAGATTTTTAGGTTTTAGGATTGGAGAAATAATGAGAGAAAAACAGATAGAACAAAAACTCGTAAGAACCATAAAAAATATGGGAGGTATCGCGCCGAAGCTCGTCTGCCCCGGTTTCGATGGAATGCCTGACCGCATCGTTCTTTTGCCGGGTGGTCATATAGCCTTTATTGAAGTAAAGGCTCCCGGCAAAACGCCGCGGCGTTTACAGCTTTTAAGGCATGGAATGCTTCGCCGACTCGGGTTCAAAGCATTTGTACTGGATAACGAAGGACAGATTGGAGGGATACTCAATGAAATACAAGCCTCATGATTACCAGACGTATGCTACGGATTTTATTCTGGAGCATCCCGTATCCGCCATTCTGCTTGATATGGGTCTTGGGAAAAGCGTCATTACCTTGTCTGCCATCTTTGATCTCTGCCTTGACAGTTTCCTTATTCGCAAGGTTCTGGTTATCGCACCTCTGCGGGTTGCCAGAGATACGTGGCCGACGGAAATCAAAAAGTGGGATCACCTCGACGGTCTTGACTATTCCGTTGCAGTCGGAACAGAGGCTGAACGCATCGCGGCTCTCCGACAGAGTGCCTTCGTTACCATCATCAACCGGGAGAACGTGCAATGGCTGATTGAGGAAAGCGGTGTTCCGTTTGACTTCGATATGGTGGTCATCGATGAACTGTCATCCTTCAAATCCTATCAGGCAAAACGCTTCCGCAGCCTTTTGAAAGTCCGCCCTTCGGTACAACGCATCGTGGGACTGACAGGCACACCGAGCAGCAACGGACTGATGGATTTGTGGGCGGAGTTCCGAATCCTCGATCTCGGTAAGCGGCTCGGCAGATTCATTACTCATTACCGAAATACCTACTTTACCCCGGATAAACGCAACGGTCAGATTGTGTTTTCCTACAAGCCTCTGCCCGGAGCGGAAGACGCTATCTACCGTCAGATTTCCGACATCACTATCTCTATGAAAGCAACCGACCACCTGAAAATGCCGGAACAGGTTATCAATGAGGTCAAGGCCACTCTCTCCGATACGGAACGTAAGGTTTATGAAGATATGAAATCAGACCTTGTGGTGTCTCTCGGAGAGGAAGAAATTGATGTCGGAAACGCTGCCGCGCTTGCGAACAAGCTCTCGCAAATGGCAAACGGTGCTGTGTACGGTGAGGACAAACGGGTCTTTACCATCCACGACAGAAAACTGGATGCCCTTGAGGATTTGATTGAAGCGGCAAACGGAAAGCCGGTTCTCGTTGCTTACTGGTTCAAGCACGACTTGGAACGTATAGAAGAACGGCTACATAAGCTGCACATTCCGTTTTCAAGAATGGATAGTTCCGACACCATCACCCGTTGGAATCGTGGAGAGATTCCCGTTGCGCTTATCCATCCTGCTTCTGCCGGTCACGGACTCAACCTTCAAGCCGGAGGTTCCACGCTTATATGGTTCGGTCTTACATGGAGCCTTGAATTGTATCAGCAAACCAACGCCCGACTGTTGCGTCAAGGACAAACGGCGGATACCGTTATCATCCACCACATCATAACCGAAAATACAATTGACGAGCGAATCATGTCCGCGCTTCACAAAAAAGAGAGAACGCAGTCCGCTCTCATCGAAGCGGTCAAAGCCAATCTGTGAAAATCAAAGAAAAACATGACAATCCGTGCCAATCCGAGTGAACAAAAAATATCGGAGGTATAGATTATGAATCCTTATGAAAATCTCGCAAACGCTATCATCGTTCAGGCTGCAAACGACTACCGTAAAGCGTTGCGCGATTTGGAGACCAATCCAAAATATGAGACTGCACAACATACCGTAAAAGAGGTTGAACGCTTCTTCCGTTCGGATTGGTGTGCGGAATTATCCTCTGTCAGCGGTGAAACGCTTATAAGAATGCTTAAGGCGGAGGTGGCGTAATATGACGGCGCGTGAATACTTATCAAGAGCATACAAACTCGACCAAGAAATAAAAAGCAAGCTCGACCAGATTGAATCTCTCAAGGATTTAGCCACCAGTTGTAGTTCCGTTTTAACCGGAATGCCGAGAAACCCAAGCCCTTCACAGTCGCCTATGGCAGATGCGGTCTGTAAGATTATAGACTTACGCGATGAGTTGAACCGCGAACTGGCACAGCTCGTGGAATATAAAGCAGACACAGTCATTACCATTCATCGTGTAAAAAACTCCGACTACAGGTTGATTCTTGAAAAAAGATATATCAGTTATCTTCCGTGGGAGACAATTGCTGTTGAACTCGGCTACTCCGAAAGTTGGGTATTAAAACTCCACAGAAATGCGGTAAAGGCTGTGGATGCAGTCCTACACGAAACGGAGGCAAACAGTAAATGAGTTGGATAGAAGCAATAGAAGATGGGATTCCTACCGTTAAAGATAAGCGGTCATTCAATAATTACTACCCGCCATGTCATATTTGTGGGACTCCGGTATTCAGTTGGTCGTATATTCGCGGAGCAATATATACTTGTCCTGAATGCCGGAATGAACTTGTAAAGCAAGAACACAACCGGAAACAAGAAACAGACAACATCGGAAAACGCAGCAAATTCAACGAGGCTATAAAACGCATTTCAAAACACACAGACATCCGTGACTATGAGAAATCCATTCGCAGTGTGGAAAAAAGTTTGGACCACCCCGGATGGTTTCAAAGCACGGAAGAAATCATGACCGCAATAGAACTGATACACTGCGGTTACAAAGTACATCATCAGGTTCGCATCTATGATTATGCGGTAGATTTTGTTCTGCCGGAGTTAAAGGTGGCGCTTGAAATCGATAGCCCTATATATCACGCGAAAAACAAACAGGAGTATCAAGCCATGCGCGATGAGGTTATATCAAATAAGTTAGGTGACGGCTGGCAAGTAATACGTATTTCTACTGATAATATCAACGCAAATATCACCCGTCTGATTCCTGCCCTAAAAAGTGTTATAAAACATCGGCTTGATAAAAGAAGATAGTAAAGTCCACCTAAGTCCACTTTTACGCATACGGATTTTTTGGTAGACTATAATTGAGGCAGAATAGCATGAAGAGCCATTGAGGAGAACACTTCCCAGTGGCTTTTCTTATGCCTGCAAGGAGATGAAAAGAAATGCCGAAACGACCGAAGCGACCGTGTTCATACCCCGGCTGTCCCAATCTTACTGACGGACGGTTCTGCGAAGAACACGCAAAGCAAGAGGCAAAACGCTACGAGAAGTATGACAGAGACCCTGCTGTACGCCGTAGATACGGCCGAGCGTGGAAACGAATCCGCGACCGTTACATTGCCGCTCACCCTTTGTGTGAGGAGTGCCGGAAACACGGGAAGATTACCCCGGCACAGGAGGTACACCACATCAAGCCGTTGTCGCAAGGTGGAACTCATGCCCAGAACAATCTCATGGCTCTGTGTACGCCGTGCCACTCGCGGATAACCGCGGAGATGGGTGACCGCTGGCACGACCGTTAGAGGAATCGCTTACATTTTGGTGCGAAACCTCAAAAAGTGGTTTGACCTATATTTTGGGTCTAACCTCTTACCCCCAGGGGCGGTCAAAATCTCCGGGACCTTTGATTAGGTCAACGGGCCCAGGGTCACGTGTTGAAAAATATCGGTTCAAACGGGTTATAGCCCCACCCTGAGAACGGAAAGGAAAGGCCTATGGCGAAAGACGGAACTGTCCGAGGCGGAGCACGAATAAAAAGCGGTCCGCAGTCGGCAGCGAATAAGAAAAAGGAAGCTCCCGCGGCTGACCCGCTCGGTATCAGTGATCTGCCTGAGCCGGAAGATTTGATTGCAGAGCAAGTACCGCCTGTCGATGATTTTCTGACAGAACTGCAAAAAGACGGTACGAAGCTTGAAGCTGACACAATCTTTATTTCCACCTACAGATGGATCAAGTCGAGAGGCTGCGAAAAGATCGTGCCGAAACCGCTCATAAACGAATACGCAATGTCGGTAGCGAGATGGATGCAAGCGGAACACTACATTTCCAAGTACGGCACCCTCGCTCTTCACCCGACGGTAAAAAGTCCGATTACTTCTCCGTATGTCACGATGAGCCAAAACTATGTAAAACAGATCACAAACACGTGGTATCAAATTTACACCATCGTCCGGGATAACGGCTCCGCTTCCGGCGAGATCGATGAAGATGATTTATTTATGGAGCAGCTCATCAGCAGCAAGCTAAAACAAAGAAAAAAGGAGACATAATCTATGTTTGAAAAAGTGAATCCCTCTCATCCCGATAAGGTGGCGGATCGAATCGCCGGTGCACTTGTTGACCTGGCATACAGCCTGGAAGACAATCCGAGAATAGCCGTTGAGGTGCTCATCGGTCATGGGGTTTGCCATATCGTTGCCGAGACGTCGGTAAAATTACCGCAGGACAAGGTCGGTGAGATCGTGTCCAGAATCGCCGGCAATGTACTATGCGATTACCACGCTGTGCCGCAGGATAAACGCCTCGCAAAGAATCAGGCGGAGGAAATCCGCTGCGGTGACAATGGCATTTTCAAGGGTGTCCCGGTAACTGCCGAACAGAAACACCTCTCTTCCATCGCTCATCACCTTTATAATGTGTATCTCTGCGACGGTAAGTATATATTGTCCGGCGACCGTCTCATCATCTGTCAGAGCAATGCGAAAACCGAACATTTGAAAGAAACCTACCCCGAAGCCGAAGTCAATCCTCTCGGCGACTGGACAGGCGGCACCGATGTCGACACAGGCGCTACCAACCGTAAACTCGGATCGGATATGGCGGATTCCGTCACGGGCGGCGGTCTTCACGGAAAAGACCTCTCGAAATCCGATGTGTCGGTCAATATTTATGCTTGGCTCAAAGCGCAAAATGAAGGTTATCCCATTGAACTCTGCTGTGCCATCGGTGATACAGAAATCGACGGCAGACCTTATTCCGAGATCGTCCGCATCGCTCATGACTTCATCATCGCTTACGGCGGTTTTGAGAAATTTGCGGAATGGGGGCTCGTCTGATGAAAACAACCACCGAATTTCAGTTGGTACCGATACATAAGTTGGTACCCTATATAAACAATGCCCGTACCCACTCTTCGGAGCAGATAAGCAAACTCCGCTCCTCGCTTCGTGAGTTCGGTTTTATCAACCCAATCATCATTGATAAGGACTTTGGAATCATCGCCGGGCATGGCAGACTGCTTGCCGCCAAGGAAGAAGGATATGCCGAAGTGCCGTGCGTCCTTGCCGATCACCTGACTGAAGCGCAGAAAAAAGCGTACATGATCGCCGACAACCGCATGGCTATGGATGCCGGGTGGGATGAAGAACTTCTCCGTGTAGAAATCGAAGGCTTGCAGGCAGAGGCTTTTGATCTGTCCCTTACGGGATTTGACGAAGCCGAACTCGCAAAACTCTTTGATGACGGAAGTGACGCGGAAGATGACGGCTTTGATGTGGATGCCGAACTTAAAAAACCGGTGTTCTCCAAGCCGGGCGATGTATGGACACTCGGGAAGCACAAGGTTATTTGCGGGGACTCCACGGACCGGTCAACCTTTGATAAACTGCTCGGCGGCACTAAGGTAAACCTCGTCTGCACCGATGCTCCGTATTTTGTGAACCTTAAAAACAAATCAGGTACCATTGCGAACGATAACCTTAACGATAAGGACGCCTACGATTTCCTGATGAAGGTGTTTTCCAACTTCAAAGAAGCGATGGCAAAGGATGCTTCCATTTACGAATTCTATGCAACAATGAAAACTCGTTTATTTTACGATGCTTTCGAGGATGCCGGGTTCAAAGTCGGCGCGGGTCTTATTTGGAAAAAGCCTCGCGCTCCGTTTATGCGAACGGACTGGAAATTCAATATGGAACCTATCATCTGGGGCTGGCGCAAAGACGGCAAACACATCTGGTACGGCGACCAGAAACAGACCTCCATTTTTGAATTCGACACCATTAAAGATTCCGAAACGGAAGGCTGCGGTCATCCGTCTTCTAAACCGGTTCCGCTGATTGCGTACCTCATCAAACAGTGTACACAGACAAACGGACTGGTGCTTGACGGATTTCTCGGCTCCGCTTCCACACTTATCGCCTGTGAGCAAATCGGGCGAACTTGCTACGGTATCGAACTTGAACCGAAATATGTGGATGTGGCGGTTTCCCGATACGCCGCTTTCAACGGTGGCAGCACCGCAGACATTTCGGTTATTCGTGACGGTCGGACAATGACCCTGGAAGAGGTCAAAGCCGAGATGGAGGCTTCCGATGAGCAATAATGAACTGACCCTCGGAAGCCTCTTTGACGGTTCCGGCGGTTTTCCTCTCGGCGGTATCCTTTCCGGTATCACCCCGCTGTGGGCATCGGAAATCGAACCGTTTCCGATCAGGGTGACTACGAAGCGATTTCCCTCAATGCAACACTACGGCGATGTTTCAAAGTTGAACGGTGCCGAGCTGTCTCCGGTGGATATCATTACCTTCGGTTCACCTTGCCAGGATATGTCGGTCGCAGGGAAACGAGCCGGACTTGACGGTGAACGAAGCGGACTGTTTCACGAGGCGGTCCGTATTGTAAAAGAAATGAGGAAAGCAACCAATGGAAACAAACCAAGATATATCGTCTGGGAAAATGTCCCCGGCACGTTCAGCTCCAACGGCGTCGAAGACTTCAAAGCGGTCATCGATGAAATCTGCCGTATCAAAGACAGTGAAGCTGATACTCCTCGACCGCAGAAGTGGCCGAGTGCAGGACTTGTCGTGGCAGACGATTACTCCGTCGCATGGCGGGTTTTTGATGCTCAATACTGGGGAGTGCCCCAGAGAAGAAAACGCATCTACCTTGTCGCAGATTTTGCAGGTGGGTGTGCCGGTAAAATACTATTTGAGTCGGAAGGCTTGTCTGGGTATTCTGCGGAGAGCTTCCGCTCGTGGAAAAGAACTGCCTCCGGTGCTTCGCATAGCTTTGGAGCGACAGGCTTCGACGGATATAACGGCGATCTGACCGGCGACAAAGAAGCCACCCTCGGAATCAACTGCGGAATGTCCACTGGGCGAAACGGTGTGGTTCTCAATGACCAGGGTGGCAACCGAATGGATGTCACCGACGATGTGACCTGCACCCTTCGTGCCGAAGCACACCATCCGCCTTGCGTTATGGAGGCCGCCGGCTTCTGCACCGAGCATTCTGCAAAAGCACAAGGTATAGGATATGAGGAGGAGTGTGCCCCCACGCTTCGTGCCGGCACGGTTCCCGCCGCCATTTCTATAGAAAACCATCCCGCAGACAGCCGAGTGAAACTGTCCGATGACAGTACCGTTCAGGCATTGACCAGACGAATGGGAACCGGTGGCGGGAATGTTCCGCTTGTACTGAAAATCCGAAGCGGACGCGAAGGCGGCGGTAAGGGTCCGCTCGTCCAAACGGATAAGTCGGCAACCCTCGCCTGCAACAATGACCAGACGCTTTTCGAGCCGACAAACTGGGACGGCGGTCAAACCGCTCCGACCTTGACGGTAAACAATGCCGGAGGCAGTCAGCGAATGCCGGACAAGGACAACTTCAACTGTGTCCTTCAGCCTTTCGGCATCTGTTCCAAAGACTCCAACTCGATGAAATCCGACAATCCGCATAGCGGTATTTATAAAGCCGACACATCCCGAACCCTTGACGGCAACGGCGGTAATCCATCCTGCAACCAGGGTGGAATCGCTGTGGTCTGTGTCGATATGGGCGGCGGTAAATCCGGGTGCGGCATCACCGAAGAAAAAGCTCCGACTCTCGCTTGCACCCACGCAGGCGAACCCGTCATCGTGGATACTGTATCTGTCGAAGGAAACGGATCTCGCCCGTCCCATCACGGCAACGGCTACTCTGAAGAGGAAGTCAGTTATACTCTGAACGCTACCGAAGTTCATGGTGTCGCTTATGAGGAAAAGCCAATCTTCTCTATGACGACCGGCAGTTTTCCAAATGTTGCTGAGGAAAAAGCACCTCCCGTGCTGGCGCGTGACTTCAAAGACCCGACCGTCATCACCGAACCGTCCTACGGCATTGGCAGAGATGCTTTCAACCAAGGCGCGAACGCACAGTACCGTCCCGCCATCGAAGAGGAAGTTCAACCGACTATTGTGGCGAAAGGTCCGGGGGCTGTCGCTGCCGTTGGTTTCTATCCGCAGATGAAAGCGGAATGTGTGACACCAACCGAAGAGAAATCAGTCACCCTGGTGAATGGCACGAACCCCGGTTTTCAAAACGGTGTGGTCGAACATGGATACACCGTGCGAAGGCTCACACCGACGGAATGTGCAAGACTCCAGGGTTTTCCCGACAGTTGGTGCTCCGACCTCGGCACTCCCGAACCGACCGACGAGGATATTCGTTTTTGGAGCGAGGTATGGGAAACGCACCGGAAAATAACCGGCTCTTCCTCCAAACCCAAAACCGAAAATCAAATCATCAAGTGGTTGAAAGACCCGTATGCCGACGCATCGGAATATAAGATGTGGGGTAACGGAGTCGCTCTTCCGTGCGTATGGTTCGTTCTGTCCGGCATTGTGTATTACACACGATCCGACGGCGAATAATACGCATTTTTTCTACCTCAAAAGATGTAGAAATTGACTGGATATAATCCTCTTTCAGAGTTAATATGTGACTACCAAAAAACAAGGAGGATCATCCAATGGCAATTCACTACAATGTTCCCGGAAAGAAAAGAAAGGAACTCGCAAATGAAATCGGGCGGTGGCTCGGGGTCGAGGTAAAATACCTCGGCGCACCGGGCTTTGCCTACAAGGTCGGCTTCGCCACCATCGATAAGGACGGCAACTTCACGGTGGAAAACACCGCGGACGAGGAAACGGTCGAAAGGCTCATCGAGCACCTCTACGATGAAGGCTTCGAGGAGATTCCCTCGGAGTATGAGCCGACCGCCGTTTCCATCACGCTGCCGAATACGATGACTGACGGACAAATCCAAAACCTCCGCAATCTGATTAAAGCAAAAGGAAGCCTCATAAAAAAAGCACTCGGTGTCGAGGCACTTCCCATCACGGTCGAGAGTGAACGTATCACTTTCGATTGGCTCCCGGAATTTACCGATTCGGATGAACTCGAAGCCATCGTTCACCTCATCACCTCGATGATTGAACTATGTAAAACGCAGAAGAAAATCACAGTGAAAGAAAAAGACATCGAAAACGGGAAATACGCATTCCGATGCTTCCTTCTTCGTCTCGGTTTCATCGGTGATAAGTTCAAAAACGAACGCAAAATTCTGCTCCGGCATTTCACCGGGTCTTCCGCTTTCAAAGAACCAAAGGGGGTAACCGACAATGTTTAAGATCATAACATCTGAACAACTCCGTTCTCTTCGCGCTGAATATCTCATCGGTTGTCGGGTGGAACTCATCCATATGGATGACCCATATAACACGAAGCTCAAGCCCGGTTGCCTTGGTACCGTTACCCATATCGATGATGTAGGAACCATCTTCGTTTCCTGGGATTGCGGTTCTTCTCTCGGAGTGGTTTACGGTGAGGATTCCTGCCGCAAAATCTCTGGCTGAAATGGTGTGATATATACACACTTTTCTTGGGCGACACAACAGGAAACATAACTAAAAACAAAATGCACAGCTCCGTATGGGGCTGTCTCTCATATTACGAAAGTCGCACCAATGACGGCGGGACTTATTTTTATGCCCGAAAGGAGGCGACAATTTGCGAAAGCTGAAGAAATACACACCGACGCGGTTCAAGGCGAAGGATTCCGTTTACGATAAAGACTCAGCGGATTATGCCGTTAGCTTCATCGAGCATCTCTGCCATACGAAAGGCACCTGGGCAGGAAAGCCGTTCGAGTTAATCGACTGGCAGGAGCAAATCATCCGGGATGTTTTCGGCATTCTGAAGCCGAACGGGTACAGGCAATTCAACACCGCCTACATCGAGATTCCGAAGAAGCAAGGCAAAAGCGAACTCGCTGCCGCCGTTGCTCTTCTTCTCACTTGCGGCGACGGTGAGGAACGTGCCGAAGTCTATGGCTGTGCCGCTGACCGAAATCAGGCAAAAATCGTTTTTGATGTTGCCGTCGATATGGTCAAAAAAAGGCCGGCGCTCCTACGCCAGGTAAAAATACAGGAATCACAGAAACGGATCACATTTAAACCGACGATGAGCTACTACCAGGTGCTGTCCGCCGATGTGGCAAACAAGCACGGCTTCAATACGCACGGTGTTATCTTCGATGAGCTTCACACCCAGCCAAACCGAAAACTCTTTGATGTTATGACAAAGGGTTCCGGCGACGCACGAATGCAGCCGTTATATTTTCTGATCACAACCGCCGGTACAGATACACATTCCATCTGCTATGAAACGCATCAGAAAGCAAAGGACATTCTGGAAGGTCGAAAATTCGACCCGACATTCTATCCCGTGATCTACGGTGCGGATGAAACCGACGACTGGACCGACCCGAAAGTATGGAAGAAAGCCAACCCTTCTCTCGGTATCACGGTCAGCATCGATAAAGTCAAAGCGGCCTGCGAATCCGCCAAGCAGAATCCCGGCGAAGAGAACGCCTTCAGGCAACTCCGCCTCAACCAGTGGGTGAAGCAATCCATCCGTTGGATGCCTATGGAAAAGTGGGATAAATGCTCCTTTGCCGTCGATGAAGAAGAACTCGAGGGTCGTGTCTGCTACGGCGGTCTGGACCTTTCTTCCACGACGGATATCACGGCTTTGGTGCTTGTTTTTCCCCCTACGGATGAAGATGACAAATACATCATTTTGCCGTATTTCTGGATTCCCGAAGACAATATGACAACCCGAGTCAACCGAGATCACGTGCCTTACGATGTGTGGGAACGGCAAGGTTATCTGCAAACGACTGATGGCAATGTCATTCATTACGGATACATCGAGAAATTCATCGAAAACCTCGGTGAAAAATACAATATCCGTGAGATAGCTTTCGACCGTTGGGGTGCTGTCCAGATGGTTCAAAACCTCGAGGGTATGGGCTTTACAGTTGTGCCGTTCGGGCAAGGCTTCAAGGATATGTCACCGCCGACAAAGGAACTGATGAAACTCGTGTTAGAGGGTAGAATTGCCCACGGCGGCCATCCTGTTCTCCGTTGGATGATGGACAATATCTTCATAAAAAGCGACTCTGCGGGAAACATCAAACCCGACAAGGAAAAGTCCACGGAGAAGATCGATGGTGCCGTTGCTACGGTTATGGCTCTCGACCGTGCCATCCGGTGTGCAAACGATATGACCGAAAGCGTCTATGATACTCGTGGTCTTTTATTTATCTAAACAGGAGGATAACTGAATGGGTATTTTTTCAGGTCTCTTTAAATCGAGAGACAAGCCGCAAAACAGAACAGCCGGAAGCGCCTACACTTTTTTTATGGGCGGTTCCACAGCCGGAAAATCGGTAACAGAACGCTCCGCCATGCAGATGACGGCGGTTTACTCCTGCGTCCGCATTCTTTCCGAAGCTGTCGCCGAACTTCCACTCCACCTTTATAAATACACAGATGACGGTGGCAAGGCAAAAGCAATCGACCATCCGCTTTACCGAATACTTCATGACGAACCAAATCCCGAGATGAGTTCATTCGTGTTCCGAGAGACGCTCATGACTCATCTTTTGTTGTGGGGAAACGCATATGCGCAGATTATCCGTAACGGTAAAGGCGAAGTCATCGGGTTGTATCCGCTGATACCGAATAAGATGTCGGTTGATCGAGATGAGAACGGACGGCTTTATTACCGGTACAATCGAGGTGGTGATGAAGCAATCAAAGGTATGGAAACGGTCATTCTTTCACCCCGTGATGTTCTTCACATTCCGGGACTAGGCTTTGACGGGTTAGTCGGATATTCACCGATTGCTATGGCGAAAAACGCCATCGGTCTTGCCATTGCCACCGAGGAATACGGTGCTAAGTTCTTTGCCAACGGTGCCGCACCGTCCGGCGTGCTTGAACATCCGGGAACGATTAAAGATCCTACAAAAGTCCGTGAAGCCTGGATGAGCCAGTTCGGCGGCAGCTCGAACAGCGGTAAAGTAGCCGTGCTTGAGGAAGGAATGAAGTACACACCGATTTCCATCTCCCCGGAACAGGCTCAATTCCTGGAAACAAGAAAATTTCAAATAAACGAAATTGCTCGAATCTTCCGAGTGCCGCCCCATATGGTCGGCGACTTGGAAAAATCAAGCTTTTCTAATATTGAGCAGCAGTCGCTTGAGTTTGTCAAATACACTCTTGACCCATGGGTGATTCGTTGGGAGCAGTCCATCATGCGGACTCTGCTTTCCCAGGAAGAAAAAGATTCGATGTTTGTCAAATTCAATGTAGAAGGTTTGCTCCGAGGCGACTACGCAAGCCGGATGAACGGTTATGCCGTTGCACGGCAGAACGGATGGATGTCCGCCAACGATATCCGTGAACTTGAAAACCTCGATAAAATCCCCACAGAGGATGGTGGCGACCTCTACCTAATAAACGGCAATATGCTCCCGATGAAAGATGCCGGAGCCTTTGCAAATACACCTGATAACGGCACTGTAAAGTTAAAATGA